GCTCACCCTTTCGGTTTATTTGCTAGGCTCATACCCTTATTTAATTGTTATGTCGTTAGACTATCAGATAGCACTGACAAAGTCTAGGCGACACGCCGTTAGGCGTGTGTGACTTAGCCCACATGGGCTACCGCTAAGGTGCGGTATTCATCTAGACCGCCATTAGTAGGGCGAACACGCACAAGATACGCATCTGCGCCGTCATACCATACGCTAGGGCGAGGCTTAGCGTCCTCGATAATTCCTACAATGGAGCGGCTACGATAAGCCTTACCTATCAAGATATTTTCAATTGAGATTAAGTTAGCCATATTTATATTCCTTTCAATCTGTTATATATTTATTATTTCACAACCCACTGACAAATTCAAGGGGACAAATCGGACAATTTAGACAAGTGTGAAGCACATCACACAATATTTGTGTGATACTAACCACATTATGGGCGCACTATCCGAAATGTCCGAATTTGCTAAGTAGTGCATCATACATAAAAAATCTATATTAACATTTTTATAAATCTAAATTGTAGTCGACTAGAATTAAGTTGGTGTATAATGTATTTATGGCAGAATTTACAACCACAGAACGTTTATATACTTTAGTAAACGAAAAAATAGCAGACAACCCAGTATTTTTTTTAAATCATGGATATAGTCCATCATATGCTGAGTTTGAGGGTATGCCATTTAAACATCAATTAAGTTTATATAAAAAGTGCATAGAAGGAATAGATCTAGACAATAAAACAGTTTTAGAAGTTGGTTGCGGAAGAGGCGGGGGATCTAAGTGGATATCTGAAAACTATAATGTAGATATGCATGGTTGTGATATAACTCCATCTAGTATTGATATTTGTAAATTAAACGAAAAAGATAATTTACATTATAAATTTGGCAGAGCTGACAATTTACCATATGAAGCAGAATCTATAGATGTTTTAATTTGCATAGAAGCTTCTCAATCATTTGACGATCTTGGAGATTTTTTTGAAGAAGCTTATTTTAAAATAAAAGAAGGCGGGAAAATAGTAATAATGGATATTTGTGGAACAACTGAAAGGGCTGTGGCAAATAATCTTAAAAGTTTTGAAAAATATAAAGAAATTGCCGAATTGCGCTTTAAAGATGTACAAATAGAAATTATTACAGATAATGTTAAAGAAGCTTGTAGACAAGATGTAGAACTAATGCAACAATATATAGAAGACCCAGAAGTTTCTGAATTTATGTCACAAGTTTCTGGAGAATCCTATAAAAGATATAATAATGGTCATAGAGGATATTTTAAGTTGACTGGAATTAGAAATAGTGAAGATAATGATCTAATTGGAGACTGGTCTTCTGTATACGCTAAATTACTTTCATAATAAAACTATTGACATTAAAGAAAGTTAAATGTTACAATTCTAACCTTGGACAGTTTTCGGAGATAATATCAAGGGTTTAAACTCCAAGATGTGACGGAAATGTTTTTCCTAAAACATAAGCTTTAACCATTGAAATGCAAATTTATAACTTGCCATTTATGGGGTTCCTTTTTGATTCTTAAAAAGGGTATAGGGTTTGTTATGTTCAGGAAATTCCACTTTATCTATTAGATATTATTACTATATCTATACTGAACTTTTAGGCGGGGAAGATGGCAAAATTCAAACACGAAAATACCAATCGCCGTATCCTAGCAAATAAAGACAGTATCTCTTATGACTGGAGAACCATCACTTGTACATATCCTAGAAAATGCGATATATGTAATCAATGGATAGATAAAAATACTAAGGTGCTTTGGAACATTAATACAAAAAATGTAATGCATCAAGATTGCATATAGCTAGGGTATAATACATATATGGAAACAGCTTTCTTTATTGGATGTATTATGGGAATAATACTAATGGGCTTTGCTCTTTTTTCCTCCGCCCAAGATTTTGATAATGATCAATGGAAACATAAAGGATATTAATGTATTTAGTGCCAATTGATAGATTTATAGTCTATATAGCTATAATTGAGTATGGTAATACTCCTAAAGAGCATATATGGGGACCGAAAATTATTAGATTTGATGAAGAGTTCTAATTTTCGGTTCACTCGCCGCCGCACTTTTCACTATATTAATATAATATTGAATTAATTTTCAACCATATCTTTAAAAAAGTGTTCAGCTAAAGCTTCCCCCTTTAATCCAGATTCTTGATATTTTTTTATAAGTTCAGGAGTGAATTGTGGATTCTGTTTTAATGGTGTCATCCAAGTTAATTCAAAATCTAAGCTTTTATCTCCTATTTGATTATAATATTCTGGTGTTTTGTAATTATAAAAGGTTCCAGGATTTTCTTCTGCTTTTAAAACAAAATTAGAATACGCATATCTAATTCCAGATGTTACCTCTCGTACACCATGTGCAAAATCAGTAAATGCTCCATGTATTACAATATCGCCTTTTTCTGGTTGATACTCAAAACAAGGTCCATCAAAATTATCTTCTTTTTTAGATCCATCTGGATTTAAATTTGGATAAAATACTGCGCCACCTTCAAAGTCTCCAAAGTATGCCACAAGACCATAATCTATAATGCAACAGGTTTTAAAAACATCTACCTGAGACAACAAGTGGCAAGAATTTTTACCTGGGGAATCGGAATGTATAAACATACCATCATCTCCAGGTTTTACTTTTAAAAAATTTCTGCAAGGATGGATTACGTACTCAGGATATATAAGCTCACTAATATATTCCCACAAATCTATTATTCCGTTTATTGGAGCAGTAGTTTTTTCGGCATACCAATCAATCAAGGTATCCTTATATACAGTGTTAAGACCTTCTTGTTGCTTTAGTTGTGACTCTATACTTTTAATCATATCTTCAGGGATTATTTTTTTAAAAACGAATACCCCTGTTTTTGTCCCATAAGGATCAATTGATGATGCTAAAGTAGTGCATTCTGGCTTATCGTAAAACATTTTTATTTCTCCAAAATAATATTTTGTTTTTTGTATAAACAAATAAATTTTCTATTTTAATTTCTGCCTTACAATGTTCTTCACTGTAGTGTTTTGTTTGAAAGTATGGTGAGTACATTGTTTTGCTAAAATATCTTTTAGGACCATTAATCATGGTATTTCCTGAATTTCTTCATTTGGAAAATCTTTTAGAGCTTCAACAATTTGAAACGCTAAAAAATAAGATTTTGCAATAGTAAAATCAGGAGCGGTCATTCTAATAATTTCTGCCGCTTTTTCTACTTTCTTGTTAGTTATCATTGTCTCTCTATTATACCACCAAAAAAACAAAACCCTGCGAGAGGCGGATCTCAACAGGGGTTTGTCTTAGTATATATTATACTATTTTAGCAAATCATTTGCAACAAGTGCATCATAAACTTCAGCAAGCAGGTACTGTATTGCTACAATCCCTTCTTGTATTTTACTTTCTGTTTCCTCTGGGCTCATTCCAGAATTTATGCCAAGATATCTGTTACCTTCAACAAATTTATCTGTCATTATTTTAATTACAGACTCTTTATCCATTTCCTTCTCCTTGATTTTTATATGACGGGGCTGGCCCCAAAAGAAATCCTTCTTGATGATATTCTACCATTTTAGATATTTGAAGTCTAGACTCATCATCTTTGGCTAATAAATTAGCCACTAAAGTCAACATATCATATACCCTATGAAGCATAATATAATTAACTAAAGGTAAATTATCCTCTAAAGGCTGATTTTGTAAATTTTCTTCATTCAACATTTTTTAACTTAATATCTTTTATAACGTCATCTAGTGATGATCCATTATTATTGTGCCATTTTAAATATTTTAAAAATACAGATATAGCATTGGCTGCTAAAAATTCAGTATTCATGTGTATACAAGGGATATTCCTTGCCACCGCCCTAACTAAATCTTGGTCTAAATCAACTCTTTCCATAAACAAGCCTTTCCATGTTTTTATATAAATGAATTCCAATATATTTTTTGTAATCGCAGGAAAGACAATATACGAATATTTGATCTTCCTCATCGGTATTTGCAAAAAGAAGGCCTTGATCCAATGGACAATCCATTTGTGGAACAAGACCCTCTTTTGAAAGAGACAAATACTTAGACACTATTTGTATCTTAATACTTATCTCCTAACTATTTTGGAAATTGAATTATCAATTTCTTTGCTTTACTTATAGAATTAGGCCAAGATGACCAATTCTTGCCGCCTCGAGTCATATGATACGTTATCTCTGCGTTTATGACTGGATCAAATAAAAGTACATTTGATCTCAATTCGAATTTCTCTTTACGATCTGTGCCAAGAGTTCCCAGCATATTGATCTGAAAAATTCCGTAGGAACTGTCTCCAGTATTCCTGTTGCCATTATATGCCATAGGGCGTCCATTAGACTCCGCTTTAGCAATGGCCCACGCCATTTTAAGGGCGTTTCCTTCAAAACCTACATTCTTGAGTAGAGTTACCAACTCTTTGTCTGTAAGCATCTCTGAAGGCTTGTATACAGTATTGCTGAATTTTTCCAGCGTTTCTCTTTTCAGTTGTGCTTCATTTTTCGTCTCTGGTTTTACAACCAAAGCTTTGGCTGGTGTAGAATTTATAACTGGTGAACCAGAATAT